CCTAAGCTTCCGATTGAGGACGGCATTCATGCTGCTCAGATGCTGATCCCTAGACTATGGTTTGATCGTGAGAAGTGCAAAGACGGCTTAGAGGCTCTTAGGCAGTACCACAGAGCGTATAATGAGAGAACGAGATCATTCAGATCTAATCCTGTTCACGATTGGTCGTCACATGCATCAGATGCTTTTCGGTATCTGGCTGTCGGCATTAGAGAAACTAGAGACACTGGCAGACCGCCACAGATGATGGCGCAACGTGAGTATGATCCGTTTGCGGCATAGAGGATAGAATATGGCAGAAGAAGCAAAGAAACGCCCTACGCTGATGACGTTTAACGCGGATGATATTGTAGGCAGGGGTACGTTTAAGAATTGGTTTGGTAGAACTGATCAGGACAGTTATCTTGAGTTAAGCGATGGTACGATAATTAGGTCTGACAAGGGTAAAAAATTAAATACAGCGGAAGAAGTAGATCAAGTCAACGAAAGAGCTCAAGAATATATTGCTAAAAAGAACGAAGAGATCCAGAAGCAGATCGATGCTTATGACGCAGCTAATGAAACAAAAAAAGAAGACGATACAAGGCTTATTACAAAAGATCTTGATCTCAAGTCTGTTGACGATACAGAAGAAAGCATAGCAGCCACTGACGATGCAAATAAGAAATTTACTGACGCTGCTGTAGCAAACGAAAATGCTTTTGGCGGCGATGACGTTACTGATGTCGTCCAAGATAACACAAGTTTTATAGATCCAGACTTACTAGCTGCGCAAGAAAAGATTGCAACTTTGCAAGCCGAGCTTGATGCTAAGTCTGTAACTGCGGAAAATGAATCTGGCGGTACAAGCTCAATTATAAATCAGCCGGGCGGCAATCAAACAACTAGCAACTCTGGCGATGCTTTAGGCGTGGTGAGCGCAGGCGCACAAAACCTTAACAGTGGAACAGCCAAGGGCGGTGTGATGGAAGCAGCAGCGGCTGGCCCAACATCTTCCGGGTCGTCTGAAGACAAAGCGATTGAGATGTATAAAAAGGGCCGTCGTTCTACAATTCTAACAACGGCAGGCGGTCTTCTTAACGATGATAAAGATGCAGAACAAGAAGGTACGCTTCGTCGTCGTCGTGGCCTAATCGCATGATCAAGAAGAAGCCAAGCAACATAGCTGGAATCATGGGCGCTGAAGCTGCACAGCCTGCCGCGCAGCTAGGTCAAATGACTGTCGATCCACTAGAGCGTCTGCTGCAAAAGCAGGCAGGGCGCACTCATGGCAGAATGCTAGACGGCATTAAGCCAAAGAAGCCTAAATCTACAATGATGAGTAGGAATTACTGATGGCAAAGAGAGGCTTATACGCCAACATTCATGCTAAGAAAAAGCGCATAGCTGCTGGATCTGGCGAGAAGATGCGCAAGGTCGGCAGTAAAGGTGCTCCAAGTTCACAAGATTTTAAGGATAGCGCCAAGACTGCCAAGAAAAAGACAATGATGAGCAAGTCATATGGCTGAAGATTTTAACGCTGCCCTTAAAAATATAAAATCAAAGTATCCAATATTTTCGGACATTGACGTTGCAGACAAAAGATCTGACGGTATGTCTGACCAGCGTAAGTTAGAATTTTATCATAGAGAAGACAGTCCAACAGGCAAAGCGCGTGTTGAGGTTTATGATAGGACACTGACAGGCCAAAGTCTTGAGCGTGCTATACTTGGTGATTTACTCCATGCCGCTCCGTCAAGGTCACCAGCTTTTGCAAAACTTAAAGAATTTCTAAAAGAAAGCAGAACGCCGCAACAACAAGAAAACGATAAACAAGCATATTCACTTGCACAAAAACAGTACGGTGAAAAAAGACCGTTTGAAAAGTGGATGAAGTTTTCACGCCTTGATGCAATGATACGCGGCTATGCAGTGAAACAGTGGCCTGACGGCTACTACACTAAAGAACAAAAAAATCTAATAAACTCAATGATGGAAGTTCTTAGCAATCGTAGAAAACCAACAATGATGAGTGGGTCTAAATAATGGCTGAAGTAAAGCCCCTCGTTCAAATGCTGGATCGTCGTTACAAGACGTTAAAATCTCAGCGCACGAACTGGGAAAGTCATTGGCAGCAATTGGCTGATTATATGCTGCCGCGCAAAGCTGATATAACCAAGAAGCGTATGCAAGGTGACAAGCGCACTGAGTTGATCTTTGACGGCACGGCTATTCATGCTGTCGAGCTACTTGCAGCCTCACTGCACGGCATGCTGACCAGCCCTAGCACCCCTTGGTTTTCTATGCGTTACCGCGATCCAGAGTTGCAGCAGAACGATGTTGCAAATGAGTGGTTAGAAGCAAGCCTTGATCAGATGTACAAGGCGTTTCAGCGGTCTAACTTTCAGCAAGAGATCCACGAACTTTACTATGATTTAGTCGTGTTTGGCACTGCTGCGTTTTATGTTGAGGCAGAACCCAATGGAATACGGTTTGCGTGTCGTCACATTGCAGAGATTTGTGTGTCAGAAAACCAAGACGGTAGAGTTGATACTGTTTATCGTCATTTCAAAATGTCTGCTCGCGCTATTGCCATGCAGTTTCCAGAGCCAAACCTGTCAGCCAAAATCAAGAAAGACCTAGAAGACGATCCTTACAAAGAGCACGATCTTGTGCATGTAATCTATCCTCGCTCAGAAGCAGGCGGCAAGGCATCAAAAGACAAGCCGGTAGCGTCTGTTTACTACACAGCAGATGATAAGCAGCTTCTAAGTGAAAGCGGCTTTGACGAGTTTCCATTTATGGTAACGCGGTTCGTTAAAGACAGCGTAAGCACGTATGGCAGATCCCCTGCTATGACTGCCCTGCCTGACGTTAAGATGCTCAACAAGATGTCTGAGACAACAATCAAGGCTGCTCAGAAGCAAATCGATCCACCGTTAATGGTTCCCGACGATGGCTTTATGATGCCCATCCGCACAACGCCGGGATCACTAAACTTCTACAGATCAGGCACAAGGGATCGTATGGAGCCGTTGCAGATCGGCGCAAACAATCCATTGGGCTTAAACATGGAAGAACAGCGCAGAAATGCGATTAGGCAGGCGTTCTTTGTTGATCAGCTACTTCTAGGCCAAGGGTCAAACATGACTGCAACAGAAGTCTTGCAGCGAAATGAGGAAAAGATGAGGCTCTTAGGGCCAGTTCTCGGCAGGCTTCAGGCCGAGTTGCTGCAACCAATGATTTCTCGATCATTTGCGTTGCTCCTCCGGGGTGGACTCCTCCCAACGCCCCCGGAGGAACTGCAAGGCATGGACATTGATATTGAGTATGTCAGTCCACTTGCCAAGGCTCAGAAGCTTACAGATCTGCAATCTATGCTGCGTGGCTTTGAGGTCATGCTTCAGATGGTGCAAGTCGCGCCTGTTATGGATTATTTAGATGAAGATGGTCTTGTTCAATACGTTGTCGAAACAACAGGAATGCCTGCAAGAGTTATTCGCGGCAAGGCTGAAGTTGATCAGATGCGCAGAGCTAAAGCAGAAGCGACAGCGCAAGTCATGGAAGAAAACCCCGAAACAGGCGGTGACATGATTGCTCAAATGCAGAGCGCTATGAACGGTCAAATGCAGCAATGAATCAAAGAATAGAAGAGCTTAAACTATCCTATCGTCGCACCTTTGGCACCGATGATGGCAAGCAAGTATTAAGTGATCTCAAGAAGCGATTTGCGTTTGAGACAACCACCCATGTGTCTGGCGACCCACATCAATCAGCTTTCCTCGAAGGCCAACGCGCAAGTGTTCTTTTGATCGTCAGAATGTTGGCAGAGGACGAACACAGACAGGATTAATAATGAGTGAAGAGGCAACCCAAGCAGACGCTGGATCTCCGGCGGATGGCGCAGAAGTTGTGTCAGCCCCAAACTTTCTTGAAAGCATACCAGAGGAACTAAGATCAGAACCGAGCCTGCGCAACTTCCAAGACGCTGGAAGCCTAGCCAAAAGCTACGTCCATGCGCAAAGAATGATCGGCGCTGACAAGGTTAGTATTCCAAGCAAGTCAGCAACGCCTGATGAATGGCGGCAAGTTTATCAAAAGCTCGGCGCACCAGATGCTGCTGATGGTTATCAGTTTGAAGGATTAGACGACGATTTTGCAAGCTCTCTGCGTCAACAGGCGTTTGAGGCTGGACTTTCACAAGCACAAGCAAAGGCAGTGGCTGATTTTTATAACGGACAGCAGAACAGCAGAAACGAGGCGATGGGCCGCGCTGCTGAAGACAGCATACAAGAGGCAGAGATGTCTCTTCGTCAAGAATACGGCAAGGCATTTGATCAGAAAATACAACAAGCGCAGAATGCGGCGAGAACGCTTCTAGGCAGTACGGATGTCTTTGATGAGGTGCAACTTGCTGATGGTCGAATGCTGGGGGATCACCCGGACATAGTAAGAATGTTCGCCAAGCTATCAGAAGAGATTGGTGAGGATAAGATGCTAGGCG